ACGGTATCAAAATATGCATGGATATAACGTGTACCATCAAAGTTAGCCTGTCCAACGTGGTCTGGCTTATAATTAAGTTCTGGATATTGTTCCTTAAACTTCTCAAATACTTCACGTTTAATTAGCATGTAGCCAGTTCCAATTTCTTGAACCTCAAGAGGCTCACCAACATTAAACTGACCAGTTCCAGCAACTGCATTAAAGACATAATCTCCAGCAACCTTTTCAAGTTCGGCGGGATTAATTTCAGGATTACGCTTAACTGCGTCTCTAACCGAAACCCACTTGATAGACTTTTTCGGGTAAGGTCCGCCGATTACTTCCTTATCCATAGCAAGAAGTGCGATAACATCCTTAGGATCGAAATGAATGTCGGCGTCGATAAACAACATGTGAGTCATTCCCGAGCGTAAAAATTCATCTACCAAATAATTACGAGCACGAGTAATAAGCGACTCATTAAAGATAAACGAAAACTGATGCTCTACGCCAAACTGCATACACATTCCCTTAAGGTCTAGGCAAGACTTAAGATACATGCCATGATTCATACCGCCATACATTGGCGTCGCAATAAAGAGTTTCTTCTTGCGTAGTTCTTCCATATTAACTTCTAACTTCATAATCATTCACTCCAGTTATAAAAAGCCTTAATTGTACTAATAATATTTTGTTGGTCTACAAGATTTTCGTTTTTGAACACATCTATATAGTTCATCAACACTAGAGAACTTCTAATATTTGAGACTTTAGTTGCGCGGCTATTCTTAAACTTATCATCTTGATCATCTTTACGATCAACATGACGCCGATCCTTTTCCTGATCGGAAGATTCAAGGATGATAATTTTAAAAGACTCGGGATATAAATCACCCAAACGCTCTAGCATCTTAGCATTAAAGATACGATCGCCTTCAAAGATTACATTGATATCTGCATTTTCATAATGAAGTTCAGTAAAGAACTTATCCGCATCAGGCTGAACCGCCATACTCAAACGATCCGTACCTTGAAAAATATTTCCATCATTCTCATATTTACCGAGAATATACAGGTTTAGTTTTTCGCTATACATAGCGTCTAAAAGTTTCTGCGGCTTAGAAACTTTCCAGTCGTCAGCCATAGAAATTAGTTTAAACATCAAAGTGGTCTTTCCAGTTGCAGGCTCACCACCCATAGCAATAACTTTAGTCATTGTAAAATAACCTCTCTCTTTCATTACGAAGTTTTACTGAATAATTATATTCGTTTTTAAAACACGCCCACTCTTTTTCCATCATGATAACTTCACCAGTTTTCAAATAGTGGTTTTGCTTTTCTTTTACCAATCCTACGTCGCCAGGATTACATTCTAAACGTAGATGTTCAGGTAGGCACTCTTCGCGTATCTTCCAAAACATTTCAAACTTATTACCCCATTCTTGTTCAGCATACTTGATACGATTATAAAACATATCCATGTATACATTTGGATATCTGCGGTTAGGGCGATGCCAAGACTTGTAGCAGCAAAGAGTACTCTCTAGCGTAAAATAACTTACATCATGGTGAGGTATTCTTGCTTTGGCTTCGCTCAATAGGATTTCACCTTCGCGCTCTAGCCATTCTAAAACGTTAGAGCTGTAACCAGGAAATTGAGCGTTGGGGCTATCCTTAACGTCATACCAATCTAGATCGTCTCTACCGAGAACTTTACATAGACCATTACGGTGAGATTTAGAACCGCTAATATCATCTAGAAACAAACTATTACAATCTAAATTAATACCTTGAATACGAAGATACTCAAGATACGAGAATGTAGATAGACGACCAAACGACATAAAGTTGTTACGAACGAAGTCCCAAACATTTTCAAAGTTCTTATACTTATCATTCGTATTAGTAAGACTATTAAACATTGCTTCTTGCGTACCGAATGGCTTTATAGCCTTCAAGTAAGATTCGACGCACTGAGGAAAACCAGTCTTACCGATTTTAAAATACTTTCTATCAGAGTCCCAACCTGAACCTGCTTTAAACTTTTTATGACTCTCATTCCACCAAGCCTCTAAATCATTTAGATCTAGTTCGTTTAGGTTTGGATACCTCTGATAAATTATAGAGGTGGTTACAATATTTTGTGAGCAGCCATTAATAAAAGCCATCCACAATTTTTGTTCCATATTCATAGAGAAGTGTTTTGCTAACCAAGGGAAAGCAAAGTAAACACCACCAGGATGAGACTTATTGTTTAAATGAAACTCATAAAACCTTAAGAAAACTTCACGGCGATATTTTGGTTGCCTAAAGTCTAGCCCAGGAACTAGTTCCTTAACTTCTTTTTCGTTGTTCAGTTCAGACCAACGACCGATTACTTGATTGGATGAAGTCAATTAAAGAGATCCTCTAGCGAAGAAACTTTAGTAAAGTTTTCGGGGTGATACTTCTTAAGCATTTCGATACCACCATGCTGCTCAAGGTATTCATACCATTCTTTATTCGTCCACATACCTTCACTAATACCATTCCACAACTTACGCTGTAGAGAGTGATTAGGGTTCTTTCGACGAGATTCTACATATTCATAACGTAGATTTTCATATTCATATGAACCCAACTCAAGCATCTTTTCACGAAGATAGCAAACAAGACTAATGCGTTCACCATCGTCATAAGTTTCGATTGGTGTATTACCATGCATAATTTCATGATTGTTTACAAGAAGAAGATCGCCTGGGCGAACATTAACGGCGATACGATACTCAGGAAACACGAGATATCCACCAGTATACTTACCGTTATTAGAAAGAACAAGTAGATTACTTAGACCGTCGGAGAAGTCACCTGCGTCACGGTGACAAGCGGTGCGAAAAGTTTTATTCACGGTAATAGTGGTGAAGACAGTTTCGGGAACTAGAAACCTGCTATCAATTTTATCTGCCGCAGCTTTCTGATTACTCCAGCGTGATGGAAGAAGATCTTTAAATCCCTTATTCAAAGTTTGAAGGAATGGAAACGCCATCTTAAACTTATCGAAATGGTTTTTCGTATAAGAAGTTGCGCGACCATAAGGAATGCGTGGATACCTATCAAACCAACCAGCGATACCTGAGTTAACTGGGTTAGCATATGTCGTATCAGAGATATACTTGTTTACGATAGCAACGGCTTCAGCCTTAAGTTGTTTTTTATTTTTAATCTTAACGGCTTTTTTTAACCAGGCTTCAAAGTTAAACTCATCTTTTTCAATTTCAGAAGCAAGCCAAACCATACCGCGAGTGCTTGCGTTGGATGCTCGGCTTTTAATTTTTTGAACCTCTTCTTCAAGATCAACTTCAATAACAGTATCTTGAAGTTCGGTAAAGAGGTCTAGGATTTCAATTTGAGTATCAGTTACCCAATCGCGCTGAAGGCATTTTTCGCCTTTGGGTCCTGCAGCAAGTCCGCGATTTTGAGACTGAGTTGCCGCCTCACGGAGGCCAATATAAGCCTGTTCCTGTTCTTTCTTACTAAAGAAGTTCTTACGGAACATGAACGCAATCCGTTTTTCATCTTTAGCCTGAGCCTTCTCAAATGGAGAGGAATCATCGGCATAATATCCGTCGGTGTCTTCTTCAATTAGAGTATCATAATGAGACTCATCCACAAACTGACCAAGAAGATGTTCACAATCAATTTTAGTTCTAGCAACAATTACCTTTACCATTTTAAATCTCCACGTTTTAAAAATACTATTCTATACTATATGTAGACAAAGGTAAATCTAAAGTGATGTGGGGGGCATGATGCCCCCCACATTTTATCACCTATCGCGATAAGTATTAACCGTTGACGGCGATAGCATCGCGATACAGGGTCTGACGAGCGCGAGCAATATGACGCGACTTCATGTGGCCAAGGAAAGCCTGGCTCGGAGTGCCGAGACGGTACATGAAGGTCTTGTTTCCGTTGCTAAGAACAGCGCGATTCGTGTAAATCGAAACGCCCTGATTACGCAAACGGTAAACTAGATCTGCAACATTCTCGACCTTGAACATGGTACGAGCAGCGCGAGCAGTAACCTGCTTGTTAACAGTTAGATACTTGAAAAGACTAAGAGCAGTAGACATAATTAAACCTCAAAGTTATACCGCGCAAATCGAACCCACCAAGTTGCGGCTTGCTTAGTGGGCTTATTACTATATTATACTATCTAGAGTATAATATCAAATAATTTTAAAAATTAACTTCTTCCTGAACCACTTCGGGGGCACCCGCGCTGTGGTCAACCGTATCTGAAGGATTTACGGAAGCGTCAATAGCCTTGTAGAAGTCCATAAACGAGTTCTTCGTCTCTCGGTCGAATCGGTTCAAGCAAAGTTCAATCGCCTTCATACGATCGCCGAAAATCGAATACGTCTTAATGATATGCACAAGACGACGAGTAGAGATTAGATCGTTAATCGAACCTTCGTCGAATGCCTTACGAATAATTTCAGCCCAGGTGCACAAGTGCGTAGCGAAACTATCATCGACGCAATCAAGCAGTTCCATATTTTTAAGAACGATCTTCTTTTCGGTAGAAGCATTCGGATATTCCTGTTCCATGGTAATCGAGAAACGCTCCAAGAACGCTTCGTTCATGACCTTGGTGCCGATAAAACGACCGTCCTCAGAACCTTTACCCTTTGTGTTACCTGTAATGAAGATGTTAAAACCTTCTGCTGGATAAACTACTTCGCCAGTTTTCTTATTAAGATATGGCTTACCCTCAAGGATAGGCATCAAGCAAAGAATCTTAGTATTGTTCAAATCGCCTTCGTCTATTAGAAGAACTGCACCTGTGCGCATAGCGAGAAGAACTGCGCCCTCGCGGAAAACGGTATTACCGTTAACCAACTCAGTACCGCCGAGCAAATCAAGCTCGTCAGTTTCTTCAGTTACGTTGATACGAAGAAGCTGACGCTTCAACTTTGCGCAAGCCTGACTAATAGACATAGTCTTACCGTTACCAGAAAGACCTGTAATGTACACGGGGAAGAAAATCTTAGAAGAGATAATCTTTTCAATGTCAGTATAATTACCG